CAGCAGTATCGGGATGGTTGGGCACTGCGCTTGAATTTATGGATTTCAAGAGTCATGAATAGTAACTATTTGATAATTAATAAATTAATTTTGCACCACCTCGTTTTGGGGCATGGTTGGGGCAAATTCGCTTAGCTGTGTATTTAACAGGGCTACCTGTGCATTATTGTTTTCAGACATCCATTTCCCGTATACCTGAAACACCATTTGCGCATCTGCATGTCCCATCTGGTTTGCTATGAATGCCGGGTTGGCACCGGCTGTCAGCGACCAGCAGGCATAAGTATGTCTCGACTGATATGATTTGCGGTGGCGGAGGCCAGCGCGCTTTATCGCTGCGTCCCACATCTGCCTTATTGAGTCAACGGTAAAATGGTCACCATAATTTTTTACTCTCGCTGACACTTCAGGTTGAAAAACAAAGGTGCATTTTTGTTTTTCTGTTCTGCCGAACTCTCTGAGGTGAACGTCAATAATATGTTCTTTGCTCAGCCTCGTTAGTGTCATCTGACTCCTGAGAGCGTCGATTGCAGGCTTGATAAGGTGAATTACCCGATTGGTACCAGCCTGTGTTTTCGGTACCGTAAAACGATCTTTTGCTAAATTTCTCCTGATCATCATTGTTCCATTTTTCAGATCTATATCCTCCCACCCAAGCGCACACAGTTCACCAGGGCGAATGCCTGTATAAACAGAAACACACCATAAATTTTTGGCCTGCTGATTTCTGCAGGCGTCGATAAGACGGATAAATTCCTCCCGTGAAAGAGGATCAGGAATGGTTCTTGATTCCTTTAATGGCGAGATCCCCTTAAACGGATTATCTGCCAGGTAACCGTTATCAACACCGAACTGGAACACGGCGTAAAGATTTGTCATGTAATTATTTACGGTGACAGCCGATCTCCCCGGTTGCGTAACAATATAATTACTTTTGGGGATCTGGTATCCAGTAAGTAATTCTTTACGTACCGCCAGCAATTTTTCTTTATTAATCGACGAGGCAAGATTTTTTTCACCGATTATGCTCAGAATATTTTTGATGACGGCACGGTACGTGTTGAGTGACGTTTTTGCGACTTCCGTTTCTTTCAGTGCCAGAAATTTTTCAGCCAGTTCCTTTATGGTTAAATCTTGTCGGGCCTCACCAAATTTTTCCAGATTGTGTGAGGAGGGAAACTGTTTTGCATAGTCGAAAACGCCGGTTTTTATTGCATAACAAACAGAGGCGCGCAGCTCACCTGCAACGCGCCTGTTTTTTGTCGTGTCAGGAACCCCCAGATTTTCCCTGACTCTTACACCTTTATAAACAAACCAGATACGTAATTTCCCTCCATGGTTTTCCACGCCTGTCGGATATTTCATTTTAGCTTCTCTCATTGGTTAGTATTGTTTTTAGTCAAGTAAGATGACGTCTTGGTCTTGCTGATGCCTGACGTTCAATCCAGCGATCAATTTCTTCCAGGTTGTAAAAGCATGGGCTGTTATCCCATGGCATACCGTCATGGGCTACATGCTTATATTCCCTTCCTTCCATAAACGATTTTTCCCTGGCTTTTTTTAGCGTTCCCTTTTTTATTCCTTTCAGCGCAATTAGCTGTTCTTCGGATACCCATTTACCGGGAGAGACAATCATGATTACTTCGCTCATCGCTTTTATCTCTTACTTCAGATGAGCGCCGGTTGCAGAATACCAGTCACAACCGGCGGTGGTTGAACATTAAAAATCAGCCTGACTCGGGATCAGTTTTTGTATCGTAGCTGTAACGTATTTTGCCTGGTGACGGGCGTCATCCAGTGCATTGTGGCGCACGCCTTCGAATGGAATAACGGTTCTGGCATCAAAGTCGATTGTTTTTCCCAGCTCAACGATTGTGCGTACATCGCGATCGTTGTGGTAGCGCCACGGGCAGGGGATGTCCAGACGTTCGTATGAGGTGCGCAAAATTGCGTTATCGAAAGTCGCATCATTACCCCATACCTGAACGAATTTTTCATCTGAGTATTCGTTGATGAACTCCCGAAACTGCGAAAGGGCATCCTTCAGTTTTACCTGGTCTGTTAAAATGGCAGCTCTGGCTTCACTGGACTGCTTCAGCCACCATTCGATGGTTCCACCGTCAGGAACAGCCCCTGTATTCATTGCGTCAGTCAGACTGATAACGATATAAAATACTGGCCCGATTTCCCCTGTTTGTGGGTCGAAGAAAACCGCACCAATAACCACGATGGGCGCATTGGTGTTGGTTCCCATTGTTTCAAGGTCGATCATCAAGTGGTACCACACTCTGCTGGTGGATGTGATAACGTGATGACCGTTCACCGCAATTAAGGGATCTGCCGTCTCGCCAGTTTCATTATCGCTGGCGTGGTCCTGAGCGCTGCCAGCATTCTCCTTGTGTGGATGTTCAGCGCCTTCCATTTCCTCCGGATCATTTTCCTGAACTTCAACCTGATTCTCTTCATTGAATGTTTCCTGGTATGTTGCGTCGCCCATCACCGCGCCACAATCAGGGCAGTTGCCGCCGCCGGTCTGACCGCAGGCGGTGCAGATCTTTTCCGGTTCCTGTTGCACTACTGGTTCAGGTTGTTTCGTTTCTGGCTCATTTTGTAACGCATTTGGGCTGTTTTGTTCCGCTTTCTGGCCGTTCTGTTCCGTTTCTTGCTGGTTCTGGTTCACAGAATCGCGGGTTTCCATCCCCTTCACCCATTTCGGATCATTCGGATCGCTAATTCCTGCAACAAATTCACCACGTGATACTGCAAGCAGTTCATCGGCGTCAGGCTGGCTGATATTGGCTGCCTGCATAATGTTGTTTACTTCGTCAGCGGTAACTTTTACCGGCCCTGGTTGTGCGGTCGTGTCAGATGCACCAGTATTTTGTTGTGAACCTGAGTATGTACTGTTTTTGCGGACGAAATATTCTTCTTTCGTGATTTCAGTAGCCCCGGCAGCCAGTGCCTTATCCAGACCAGAAAGTTTGTTTGCGCGACCGTATTTTTCGCCATCCTTGTCGGTGAAGAGGAAGTAGAACGGCCCCTCACGCTCTACAGATGGTTCGACTTCCACTTTGCATTCGGTTTTTTCGTTGTCCGGAATTGCCGTTTCCACTGCATCAGTTTCTGGTACTGGCGACGAGAGAGTATCAGTTGCGATCTGATTTGTTCCTTCATCTTCAAACACGCCCTTTGTAGTCAGGTATTCAGTAATGTATTTGTTCAGTGCCACAGGGTCTTTGTGAATGTCGATCGGACGCTCACGGACAAGGCCAAAAATAGTCTGGCGGTCGTAGCGAAGGGCATCAGGCTGTTTGCGCATTGATGCTGAGATACGCTTCCAGTCTTCGCGGTCGTTGTTGATAACTTCATTTTTTGCCCAGCGATGGATGCTGCCGTCAATGTTTCCGGCATCAATGTCACCAGGCCACAGAGCGTAGGCCAGTTCATCATCCAGTGTTTTCCATGTCTGCTTATATTCGCGACGAATGACTGCAGTGACAGGGGAGATATTTTCTGCTGAGTTTTCAGTGTGCTGTCGGTTGACTCTGGCGCGGGCGAGATCAACAGCAGACGTGTATTTTCCGGTTTCCTTGCGTTCACCTTCGCGACGTTTTTTCCAGATGCGCATCTCTGCCTGAATTTCGGGCCATTTAGCTCCAGGCTTACATTTATGCTTAACCCACCCGATGGCATGCAACTTAAGTTCTGGATACATGGCGTTAACTTCTGGCATTTTCATCAACGCTTCAACGATATGTCCGTCGAATGTTGCCATGTCTTCCTGCAACAGTTCCTGTGCACTAATCACCATATCAACGGTGATGTTTTCACATGTGTCGAACTTAACCATGACAGCGTTCTGTACTTCAGGGGCCAGCTTGTCAAAAGTGACGTTCATCGGATCTGATTCAGTCTCAACCGGGACAAAGGAAGCTGACTCCTCATCCCAGCGGTTTTCCTGCATATATTCAGCATCCCAGGAATCGAGGGCAGGGCGGGGTATACCGGGTTTATCCTCGCAAACAAGAAATTTATAAGCGCAGTCCTGAGCAGCCGGATAATGTTCCAGGAATTGCCAGTGAAATTTTGCGCGGGCGCGACGTTCATCACCGGCTTCAATGGCAGTGGCTACAGCGACTGCACCTTCTTCCTTTATTGCCTGTTCGTCCGGAATGGCGGCGCAAATAAAGACTTTACTCATGTTGTTTTAACCTCATTACAGATTTAAGGGTGAACAAATCTCTGCCATTGCTGGCATATAAAAATGAAACCGGATATTAATTACGGTGCTGTTTTAAGTCCTGCCGGGATTTCGTTATTATCCATGTGAATAACTTTATCGACCGGATAGCAGTTACCGGGAATTTTTTGTTCTGCTGCGGCAGCCATGCATTCTTTCATTGAACCGTAAATGTCAATAACCATGTCAACAGGCTCGCCAGTATTAAGAAAAACAGTCAGAGTGAGGGCAATAGTAGTATTCATTGCCAGTATCCTTTTTGCATCGGGCGTAAACGTGCCAGCATTGAAAGAATGCATATTTTATTTAATAGCTCCCGTTCGTGTTTTCTCTTATTAATGGCATCTTCAGTAAATACAGGGTTACTGATTCTGACACCAATTTCAAAACAACCTTCAGACGTATTGACGTTTGGTAATAACGTTTCCATTATCGCGTCCTCAACAATGAATTTTGTGATGCGGTGCCTGGTGCCTCCAGGTGACGTTAACCAGTTAATAATTAACGCCGGATACAGAGAACCCACCCATAAGAACCAATACGGAAGTCAACTGGCCTTTTTAACTGTTCCGCGTGCGCTGAGCCGCATTCACCGCATCACAAAATTCACTTTAAAAGGGGCGGGTATCATGGGAAAAACAAAACGGATACCCGCCAAAAGGTAATCAACATGGGTTGTTGCAGCGGGGTTGTCACTCAGGCGTATGGTCAACCTGACAACCCGGTGGACATTTGCGAGGAACGGAGAACCCCCGCCATACTTACCGCCGCGCCATTTCGCGGAGTGCCACAACCGGAAGCGCACGGTCGACGAAAATTTAACGACAGGCTATCTATGAACCAGCAACCTCGCCGTGCGCTTTCGCGTTATGCTCTGACTTTTCAGAGAAATATCCTTTCAGTAAACTGTCAGTGCCGGATGCTCACCCGTGTCCGGCGCACACACTCCACCTCACCCGTGGAGAACTCCTTAATTACCAACCCTCAGGAGGGTGAATGTTAAAATCAACGCTTATTGCTAAATGCCTTTATCAAAATCGCATGGTAAGCAGCATTTCAATAGGCGAATCTGTAGTTAAAAGTATTTTCGAAGAGTACTTTCGAAGAGTACTTTTCTGGGCGTGATTTTAATAAATGGAATACCAAATTACCGCCAGCAGTTTCAACGCGTATTCTGAAAGCAACTGAAAGAGCAAGTACAATTCGCGTTAACTATTTCATTAAAGATTTGTGGGATCTTTGATATCCACAGAGCCTAAAGTATGTGCATATGGATGTGCTATTGTGCGCCCCTGTAAATTTGCATCGTTTTCTAAATCTTTTGATTTCAACAGAACATCAGCAAGACTCTGAATCATGCAGAGATAATCAAAAACAGTTGCCGTTTCTGTTCTGATTGCTGAAATAACATGACCATTCAGGCAAACAGAAATTACCCGTTCATCAATATCGTTTTTCTGTTTTTGATTATCAGAACCATATAGCCCTGAAAAAGCATTGCGCACATTACGAACCATATTATCGATGGTTTCTTTTTTGGTGTATGCCGGGTCAATTTTCACCAGACTATCACCGAGTGTCGTTGCAGCAATTATCTGGATTTCTTTTGGTAAATCTTTAAATTCCATTATTAGCCTCGTTGGTTAACCATTAACGTGGGTATGTAATCATTCTGGCAATGCTTAATGCCGCTGCTTTTTCCAGATTGGTGATATCCTGCTCCAGAGCGGACAGATTTTCAGCCTGCTTAGCCCTGGCTTCATTGGCCCATTTCAGGTCCTGCGCAGCCTTAATTTTCTGGTGCATCCACTCATAAAGTTCATCATCGGTATAGTCTGGCGCGATGATGACGGGTTCTCGTTTCTGCATACTGATTCCTCGCGGTGCTGCTTCGCTTATCAGCCGTTAGATTTTGCCGGGCTGGAAAGCGCCTGTTTAAATTCGCTGAAGCTGAGGGCTTCTTCGCCTTCGGCAAGGCCTTCGAAGTATTCTTCGTAAGCCTTTTCCATGATTGTGTCGAAATCCATATCACCCACCTGAATCTCTTTCCAGCCAGCGACGCGCTCCAGATTCGGTTTTAAACGTTTTGCTTTTGGTATACGTCATTGCGGTGAACGTGCCGTCCTGGTTTGGAAACACGCCGTACACCAGAGATTCGTTGTTGCCAAGATCGATAGTATCCATGCTGACCTCATTTCCCCTTAACGCCGGGGTAGCGGAACTGTTTGCTGAGAACACCGTGCGGTGTCTTGATGCAAGCAAGATTAGCTATGACTAACAATTTGGTCAAGCATTTTTGTTTGTCATGACTAACATTTTGGGCAACCAAAAAGATAACGCATTGATTGCGTTATCTTTTGTTTGTTCGTTGACGGGCTTTTAATAACTCTTCAAAGAGTTTGTTGAAATTTTTTACTCGGGCGCGCATCTCGGTGAGCTGAGCATCCTGTTCTGATTCAGGCAATGCATTAAAAAGCTCAAGGAGCTCATGTTCTTTGGGGGATAGAGCAACTGGCTCCTCAATAGGTGGTGATGGCTGCTTGTCTTCATCGCCAAATAGAATCCATGTTGGCGAGCACTGCAGTACTTTGCTGAGGGCAAAAAGATTCTTTCCTGTAGGTTCGCTATCATCCCGCTCCCATTGTGAAACCGATACGTGAGAAATTTTCAGGGCTTTAGCAAGAGACCTTTGGGTGTATTTGAGGTTTTTTCGGCGATATCTAATGCGTTCGCCAATGGTTAAATTTTTTGTATCCATAGTTAGCTAATGCTAAATCTTATTGACTATGTTTTTGTTAACATCTATTTTGTTAGTTATGGCTAACAATTAAGGTGCTTTAAATGCTTAAAACTGACGCACTTTTGTATTTCGGTTCAAAAACAAAACTTGCACAAGCTGCTGGTATTCGTTTGGCTTCGCTTTATAGCTGGAAAGGGGAGCTAGTACCTGAAGGTCGCGCGATGCGCCTGCAAGAGGCATCCGGCGGGGAACTTCAGTACGACCCCAAAGTTTATGACGAATATCGTAAGGCAAAGCGGGCGGGGCGGTTGAACAATGAAAATCACCCCTGAACAGGTTTGTGAGGCTCTGGATGCCTGGGTGTGCCGACCAGGAATGACACAGGAGCAGGCGACGATATTAATCACGGAAGCATTCTGGGCTCTGAAAGAACGCCCGAACATCGATGTTCAACGCGTCACGTTTAATGATGGCGAGGTTGATCAACGGGCGCTGGGCGTTAACCGGGTGAAGATATTCGAACGCTGGAAAGCTATCGACACCAGGGATAAGCGGAAAAAATTCACGGCGCTGATTCCGGCAATTATGGAGGCTATCCGGATTAATGATTTCAGGTTGTATCGTGAAATTAGTGACGGAAAAAGCATCACGTACATGATCGCCGGGTTAAACAAAGAATATGGCGATGTGGTGGAGTCCGGGCTGCTTTTTGCAGATCCAGCTGTAGTGGATCGTGAAACTGACGAACTTATAGAAAAAGCCATTGCTTTCAAACTTGCGTATCGACAGCAATACCAACAAAAAGCTGGATGGAATTATGAGTCTTCTTTTTGCTGAACGCCCACTGGTTATAAACACGCAGCTGGCAATGAAAATTGGCTTAAACGAAGCCATTGTTTTGCAACAACTGCACTACTGGTTGAGAGATACCAACTCCGGCATGGAATGTGATGGTGTTCGCTGGATTTATAACACAACGGAACAATGGCTGGAACAGTTCCCGTTCTGGTCAGAGTCAACGTTAAAGCGCGCGTTTGCAAGTCTGAAAACGCTGGGGCTTATGCGTTGTGAAAAGCTCAATAAATCAAAGCGCGATATGACCAATTTCTACACGATCAACTACGGGAGCGAGCTTTTAGATGGTGGCAAAGTGAGCGAATCCATCGGTTCAAAATGCGCCGCTCCATCAGGTCAAAATGACACGATGGAAGAGGTCAAAATGAAACGCTCCATTGGTTCAAAACGGCTCAATGTCATCGGGTCAAAATGGCCTGATGATCTTACAGAGAATACAACAGAGATTACTACAGAGAATAAAAACACTTCTCGTCCGGAAGCTTCGCAACCGGACCCGCAGACGGTTGAACAGGATTTTTTAACCCGACACCCTGACGCGGTTGTGTTCAGTGCAAAAAAACGCCAGTGGGGCAACCAGGAAGATTTGGCGTGTGCGCAGTGGATCTGGGGACGAATCGTGAGTCTTTACGAGCAGGCCGCCAGCGATGATGGCGAGATTTCGCGACCGAAAGAACCCAACTGGACCGCATGGGCCAACGACGTGCGCACAATGCGGATGCTGGATGGCAGAACTCACAGACAAATTTGTGAAATGTTTGGTCGGGCGCAGCGGGATCCATTCTGGGTAAAAAATATCATGAGTCCGTCAAAGCTTCGCGGAAAATGGGATGAACTGGTTATCCGCCTGGGGCGTTCGTCTGTACAGCGTTGTGTGAATCATATTTCTGAGCCGGATACCGAAATTCCGCCGGGGTTCAGGGGGTAACGGCCATGAAAAATATCGCGGCAGGTGGTGTTCTTGAGCGTATCCGTAAGCTGACCCCGCAGCATGTAATCGCGCCGTACCGGACAGTGGATGAGTGGCGCGAGTGGCAACTGGCTGAAGGGCGAAAACGTAGCGAGGAGATCAACCGCCAGAATCGCCAGTTGCGGGTGGAAAAAATCCTGAATCGTTCGGGCATCCAGCCTCTGCACAGCAAATGCTCGTTTGCGAATTATCAGGTGCAGAACGACGGGCAAAAACATGCGCTGAGCCAGGCAAAATCCATCGCTGACGAACTGATGACCGGGTGCACGAATTTTGTGTTCAGCGGTAAGCCGGGTACCGGAAAGAACCACCTTGCAGCCGCCATTGGCAATCATCTTCTGGCGAAAGGTCGCAGCGTGATTGTGATAACGGTGGCTGATGTGATGCTGGCGTTACACAACAGCTACGACAACAAAAACTCAGGCGAAAAATTTTTACAGGGGTTGTGTGATGTTGACCTGCTTGTCCTGGATGAAATCGGAATGCAGCGGGATACGCGCAACGAGCAGGTCACACTGAACCAGATAGTCGACCGCAGAACGGCTTCGATGCGTAGTGTCGGAATGCTGACGAACCTGAACCACGTAGCGATGAGTACGCTTCTTGGCGAGCGTGTGATGGACCGCATGGTCATGAACGGTGGTCGCTGGGTGAATTTTAACTGGGAGAGCTGGCGTTCGAATGTCAGACACCTGAGGGTTGTGAAGTAATTTCAGGAGGACTTATGGTAAAAGTTTTTACTCCCGAACAACGGGAAGAAGTAAAGGCGCGTATTGTGGAACTGGTACGCAGAGATGGTAGGAAAACGCGTAAACAACTGGAAAATGAAACAGGGGCGACGAGACATCTGATTGAAGTTCTGGCGAAAGAACTGGTAGACAGTGGTGTTGTATATGGTTCAGGGCATGGAATATTCCCTTCTGAGCAGGTACGTAAAGACTGGATAAAAGCCCATAAAGAGATGTCTAAAGGTGCAGCGAAAAAGAAGAGCGACCCTGGCCTGATTTATTCATTACCAGATGGAGAGATACGCCACTACGACAGGCGTCAGAACATAATCTGTCTCGAGTGCCGGAAAAGCAAGGTTATGCAGCGTGTGCTGGCGTTTTATCAGGGTAATTTTCAGGAGGTGATGGCGTGAGGGTGAGGGTTTATATCGCCGGTCCAATGACGGGGTATGAAAATTTCAACCGTGAGGCGTTTCACAAGGCAGAAGAGGAACTGAAACGGGAAGGGCATACCGTTTTAAATCCGGCTGTGCTTCCGGATGGGCTGACACAGCCGCATTACATGGATATTTGCATGGCAATGATTCGTTGTGTGGATGCGATTTACATGCTGAAAGGCTGGCAGCGGTCAGCAGGCGCTAAGGCAGAACTGGCGCTGGCGGAGAAACTGGGGCATGCGGTGATTTTTCAGGAGACAGCCAGTGTGCAAGACTAATTACCAGGCATTACGTGAACGTTATTCACCAATTCAGGTGCCGGAATGTTCTGTTTGTGGCGATGAAATGTCGATACAGCGCATATTTTCCAGAGCGCATATTGTGTATGCCTGCACAGGTGAGGGGGATGATGGATATTTTAAAACTGGTCGAACTTTTGCGGATGAACATTACCTGAAATCGCGCGTAACCGTCGTTGATGTTAGCGATCCTGACGTACTGGCTTTACTGAAAGAGCTGGAAGTTAAAGACAAACGCATTGCAGAATTGACAGACGCGCTTACACAAATGATTAATGCGCACAAAACCACAATTCGTTTTGGTCATGAACGCATAACTGAATGTGGTGGTGATTGCGACTCGCCGGAAAAGATGATTTCAGAAAATCCGGATATCAGAATGGCAGAGGCTGTTTTGAGAGCAGGAATAAAAACTGAATAATTAAATTTAGCACAGCAAATAAAATTTAATCCTTAACCGGAGGGATTTCTGCACCCTCAGAACATCAGGAGGCCGCCTGAAAGGGCGGTAATGAAAATGACTGAATTAACAAAAGAACAATTAATCGAAGAAGCCAAATTAAAAATAGCGATTACGAAATGCCACCCCAATTCAGGGATGGCGCGAGTAGAGGGCGAGTTATTCAAAATTGCACTGGCATCGCTGGAAGCAGAGCCGATAGCGTGGCGATATCGCTACGTGAAAAAAGGTGTTATGGACTCTCAGGGGGAGTTGTGGGTTGGTGACTGGAAATATGTACCGAAAAAAGAGGATTGTAACGACAGGCCGAACTATGAAATTCAGGCCTTATTCACTGCCCCACCAGTCCCGGTTACATCAGAAGAACTGGTTAAAGCTGTGCACTTTTATGAACAACTAAAACGCGAAAATCCACCAGCATCCGGCAACCAGATTAATGGGTTAACTATGCCGGTTAAACGACCAGCCGACTGAAAAACGGAAACCTGATTACAGATTCCCAGATAAGGCAATGAGCTACCTGGCGTAGAGTGGGCTGATAAGTATGGGGAATGTTTTACGATGAATACTTAGACTAAAGAGTTTGTAACGCTATGTAAGTGATTTTTTCTGGTTTAGATATTTATATGTCCGGCCAAATTGAGGTGTGTTTAAATGTAATTGCACATTGATTGTAGGGGGAATAATGAAAAACGCATTGCAGTTTTTGTTTGTTGCGTTCTGGTTGTTCGCATCATGTATGCCCATCATCTTCACAGCAAGGTATATGGAAAAAATTGATGTTTTGATATTCTGTCAGGATGTGCGCCGGTGGTAATCGACTGAATAATCTCCCCCGTCGCCACGTTAATGACCGATAACGCATTCGCTTCAAATGAAGTCGCATAAATCAACTTTTCATCCAGGCTTAATGCCAGCGATCTGACGCCCTGATCTTTACAGCCACCACAATGTTTGACTGACTTTTCTTT